ATGCCTTTCAAATTCCAGTCACGTTATGTCTTACTCACTTACTCCCAATGCGGGGAGCTCGACCCTTTCGATGTTGTCAATCATTTGTCATCACTTGGAGCTGAGTGTATCGTCGGACGCGAACCTCACGCTGATGGAGGTACTCACCTCCATGCTTTCGTCGATTTTGGCCGACGGTACTCTACCAGAAGAAGCGACGCGTTTGATGTTGGAGGCTACCATCCAAACATCGCACCATCTCGTGGCCGTGCAGAAGGCGGTTGGGATTACGCGACAAAAGAGGGAGACATTGTTGCGGGAGGGCTTGAACGACCGAGCCGAAGTCGCGTATCTCGAAATGATCACATCTGGGATGAGGTCATCAACCAACCAGACGAGTCAGCGTTTTGGGAGTGTGTTCAGAGGCTGGATCCAAAGGCAGCAGCTACCCAGTTCACTCAGCTACGAGCTTACGCCTCGTGGGCCTATGCTGTTCAGCCTGAGCAATACGAACCAAACCCTGAGCACGCCTTTGACACTGGAATGGTACCTGAGCTGGATCGATGGAGAAGGGAGTCTCTTGGAGATGATCGACAAGGTACGTTTGCATTTAGTCGCTCCGGCCGCAAGCGACCTGCGCTCTATCGGAACAGATAGAGTGGATGGGGTGTTTGGGCGGAGCAAGTCTCGGTGTGGGGATGCAAGCACACCTCTCGGCACCCCTCGGCGCGGGAGCGGCCGCGCACGGGGGCCCCACCTCGACGCTAGTTGACTTTTTGACAGAACGACCAATGAGCCTAGTCCTTTGGGGACCGACAAGGACAGGCAAGACATCGTGGGCCAGATCGCTGGGACCACATGCCTACACTATGGGAATGGTGTCTGGAAACAAGCTCTTGGCGGACATGGAGGACGCAGAATATGCCGTGTTCGACGACATGAGAGGAGGAATGAAATTCTTCCCGGCTTGGAAGGAATGGTTCGGGGCACAAAAGGTAGTCACGATCAAATGCTTGTACAAGGAACCGCAGCAAGTTAACTGGGGAAAGCCAATCATATGGATCAGCAACAAGGATCCGAGGGAGGACATGGACATGGGGGACACAGAATGGTTGGAAGGGAACGCATCAATTGTCTACGTAGGAGATTCTCTCATTTCTCGTGCCAGTACAGAGTAGCTTCGGGCTGGAAAATCAATTGGTCGGAAGTCGCAGCACCATCTTTACAACGAATGAAATCAATGACAATGTAATCGCCCATACCCTGCTTGCCGGAAGCAGAAACATATGCCGAGGACATGCCTGCGCCAGCCTCGTCGTCGTTGTAGCACACATTCTTGCGCATGGGGTGCCACATGTTGTAGTACCGGAGGATGCCGTCGGAGGAGTTGGATTCGAGCATGACGGTGCGGTCATACTTGATGGTGAAACGTTGACGATCAACCTTGGCGGAAAAGGGATCGTTCCAATCGGTGTCTTGCTGACCGTCGAACAACAGGGAATTGAGGTTACCCTGTGCGACTGCAGTCAACTCGACTAGGAGTCGGCGGTAACCCTTGCTGTCTTCTTGCCATACGTTGTTGCCTGAGACAGTGGATGGGGTGGTTTTGAGGAAGGCGTCGGCGCCCTTGGCGGTGACGCATATACGGCGCCATTGCCACGGGATGTCGGTGGAACTTTGGACGAGAATGCGCTCTTTGAGGCCAACCATGTAGCAGGTGGTGGCGGTACGAGCGGACTCGATGTATTTTGGGCTAATGTTGCCTCCAGACAATGCTGTAGCGTCTCTTGCGGTAGCATTCCAAACGAAGCAGTAAGGAGAGCCTCTGCCTGCTCCGGCGCCATTGAGGGTGGCAGCGCCATCGGCGAGAGCGCCTGTTGACGGACGAGCGCTGGTGGCGGTGACGTTGGTAGTGGACAACATGTTGTCCTTTTTCTTGGTGGAGGTCGCATTGAGGATAGATCGACTGACCGGTCAGTATCTGCGACGGTAGTAGGGACGCCTGACGGCGAAGGATCGGGGGGCATACCGGGATCGCCCGTAGCGACGGTAGGAGCGCCTGCGGTATCTTCCATAAGGCATAGCGTGAGGGATTTTCGAAACTTGGACCCGAAAAAACCCGGGACCTCGAGAGGTATTTATAATGGAGTGTCTCCGTCTCCGTGCTATAATATTAGTTTGCACGAAGACTCCGGTGATCCATCTTTCGGTCAC